CTCATAAACCTGTGTTAGAGGACGGGAGAAACAGGCTAAAAGTTACACAGATTCTTTAATGGAGTTGTAAGATGTTGGTTAGGAAGCTTATAAGATTGAAGAATGTTCTTGATTAGTTTGTCTGTGTCTGGTGTTATAGGCCATGCCCAAGAAGAAGAAGGTGAGTGACTTGGCCCTGAGTGTGGCGGAGCAGGCTAACAATGTGGGCAACTACATTGAGCGGAGGGACCCTGTGTTGGCTACGCAGGCTTTGGAGCTTCTGGCTGAGGGGGAGTCCATTAACACGATTAGGGCTAAGACTGGGATGAAGTGGGAGACGATATGCCGGTTGAAGACGCGGCATAGGGCGGCTTTGGATGAGCGCAGGGCTATGTTGGCGGAGGATGCTCTGGACATAGCTGAGGGGCTTAGGCTGCTTCAGAAGGAGAAGATGAGGATGTTAGCGGAGGACCCTGAGCAGCTTGCGCGGACTAACATCCGGGACCTGACGCTTCCGTGGGGAATAGCCAATGACAAGTTCTTGTCAGCTATGGGGGAGAACAAGGTGGTGGTTGAGCATAAGGCCCAAGCCCCGAGTCTGGAGGATGCCATGAAGGCCATTGAGGAGGCTAGGGCTAAGCTGAAGGCCGGGTCTGTGGAGGTTCTCGCTAAGCCTGTTACCAATGAAACTACCCAATAAGAATAAGAAGCTGGCTTTTGAGTTTCAGAAGATTCTGCTGAGCCGCGCCATTAACGCCATCTGCAAGGCTACGGACCTGAGCCGTGAGCAGGTGTTTGAGTGGCTGATTGATGGAGATAGATGGGATGGGGTGAAGTACAAGTTAGGTCCGACGGAAGTCGTTGAAAAGAAGGACTAGTATTTTCAACAAGTGAGTCTTAGCTGGGAAAGGCACGAAGTCCTAAAGCCGCCAACTGACGAGGAGTTGGCAGTGATGGCTGCTGAGGATGTCCTCAAGCTCCATGAGGTTTATCATTCCGCAATCGCAAATAGCAGACGTGATCCCTACAGGTATGGGTGGAAGCTTCCTCATTGGAGGGATGCGGAGGAACTTCTAGGCACCCATTCTGAGCTTCTGGTTAGTGGTGGGAATCGGAGCGGCAAGACAAGTTGGGCGGCTCATGCCGTGGTTAAGGCGGCGGTGGAGAACCCACAGTCCGTCATCATGTGCTTTGCCCAGAATGCGGATGTGTCCATCCGTCAGCAGCAATCGGCTGTCTACGACGCCTTACCCGAGGAGTACAGGGTTAAGGTGCTGGGAACTGAGGAGAACGTGTCCTACACGCGGAAGAACGGCTTCAGTAAGTCCAGCCTGATCCTCCCCGGCAGTAAGTCCTCCATCATCTTCAAAACCTATGCGCAATATCTCAACAACGATACGATTCTTGAAGGTGCTGAGCTTGGTTGCCGCGATCCTAATTGGATCAACATTGGCGCATGGTGTGATGAATACCTTATTGGACCTGAGCTTCTTGCAACGCTACGGTTCCGTCTTGCTACTCGTAACAGCAAGCTTGTTGTTACTTTCACTCCTATTGATGGGTATACAGAAGTGGTTAGAGACTACGTCCAAGGAGCAGAACTCTTGCGAGCAAAGCAAGCAGAGCTTCTTGGCGGTCGAAGTGTGCCCTATTTGCAGAAATCAAAGAACCGTGACGCGGGGATCATTTACTTCCACAGTAGGGACAACCCCTTCGGTGGTTACGACCGTATCTCCAAAGACCTTGCAGGAAGACCGGAAAATGAAATCCTTACACGTGCTTATGGCATTGCTACGAAATCGGTAAGTACCAAATTCCCAAACTTCTCTCGGGAGGTTAATGTCCTACCCCATGAGAAGCTAGATTTGAAGGGTAAGACCAAGTACATGATTTTGGACCCCGCTGGTCGCAAGAACTGGTTCATGGCTTGGGTGGCTATTGATGAGTCCGATACTTGGACCGTCTATCGGGAATGGCCTGATGCGAGTGTGGGAGATTGGGCCAAGTGGTCTGGGGGCAAGTGGTCCTCTGGCGAAGGAGCTAAAGGACTGGGTTACGGGATTAAGGACTACGTTGATTTGATTACTAGCCTAGAGGCTGAGACCAACGACTCCGTCTTTGAACGCTTCATCGATCCTCGTCTAGGCGCGGCTAAGTACCAGACTCAGGATGGGGCTTCCTCCATCATCGAAGACTTGGCGGATGCTGGACTAGTGTTCATCCCAGCCCCCGGCATTGACATTGAGGATGGGCTACAGGCCCTTCAGACCAAGATGTCCTACAACAAGAAGAACCCCATTGATTCAATCAATAGGCCCCACTTCTATATCTCGGACAGATGCCAGAACATCATCTCAGCCCTTCAGGAGTACACAGCCGAAGGCGGGCAGGATGAGGCATGGAAGGACCCCATTGATGTGATTCGCTACCTAGCGGTGTCTGGGGTTGGGTTTATTTCCAAGGACGCAATGAAAACCAAGGCTAATTCAAGGGGAGGCTACTAATGAAGAAGAAGGTGAAAGCTCCAGTCGCTGACATTCCTGTGGTGGAGGAAGCTCCTCCCAAGCAGACGGACGTGTTCAAGGTGAAGGTGGTTCAGCAGGCCAAGAACCCCCAGTGGGTCTATTGCATCTGCAATGAGCGCGATCTAGGCCGTATCGCCGCCATCATCCCCCGTCGTCTCACCGACAAACTCGTTGGCAAATACGTTCTAATTGAGGCTATTAGTGATGCTAATGGCACTTCCTACCGATATGTCGAAGGACAACCCCATTGATCCGACAACGGACAACAAGTGGCTCCTTCAGCACTCGGACCGGCTCATAGCCTATGAGTTTGAGCTTAGGCTGAGGTCCAAGAACTCTCAGGAGATGTTTCCAGAGGAGTTGGCGGACAAGATTGGTCGTCCGAAGGAGTATGTGTCCAACATCATAAAGAACGCCATCTCCCACGCAAAAGCGTGCTATGATAAAGGGCAAGACCATCCATGCAAGAAACCAAGTCGCAACACGCCCTAACCTTTGTTGACCAAGACGGTCCCGACGTAGTTGCGCTGCGAGGTGCGTATGATCGCACGCTCTCAGAGCTTTCCACCTACTTCAACCAGTGTATCAGTAGCGGGGACAACCGTCGTTGCTATTGGCCGGGTAAGTCGCAGGACATGAGGAAGCATGGGGCGGATGCGTTCCCTTGGGAGGGAGCTTCCGACACGGAGGCCCGCATCATTGACGAGCGGATCAACAACTACGTCTCCCTGTTCATGTCTTCGCTGAGCAGGGCGAACATCCGTGCCTATCCGACTGAGCATTCGGACACGGGTCGAGCCCGCGTGGTTAGTGCGTTTCTCAAGTGGATGGTGGCTTCATACATCCCCCGTTTCCGTCAGGAGATGGAGCTTGCGGCCAACTACTTCCTTGAGCGTGGTCTGATGATCACCTACATCGGATGGGAGCGCATGGAGAAGCGTTACCTCCAGAAGGTGGACCTCCAGCAGATTGCCGCCAATTCCCCCGACCTAGCCAAGCTGATCATCGAAGGGAAGAACGACAACGACATCGTCCAGATGTTGAAGACTGTCTACCCCGACCTGATCGACAAGCGGGCCAAGAAGGCTTTGAAGGACTTGCGCGACAAGGGAGTGGGTGAGATTCCGGTCAGCCGTCTGTCCGTTGATCGTCCTTTCCTCCAGACCTGCGCCCCTGACGGGGATGTGTTCTTCCCGTCCTACTGCATTGATCCGCAGCGGGCTCCGTTCGTCTTCTACCGTACCTTCCTTTCGGTTCAGGAGGTCTTGTCCCGCGTGGTCTCGGATGGCTGGGATGAGAGTTGGGCGGAGTACATCTGCTCCAAGTATCGCGGCGTAAACACCTACAACCTTGAGAGTGTTTATGGCACCCGTGGGCTTTCCTACACCCGCTATCGCCAGCAGTACAACGCCAATGAGCTTGTGGAGGTAGTCTACGGCTTCCAACGCCTCATTGACTCCGAGGATGGTTCCGAAGGCATCTACTGCACCGTCTTCCATCCCAAGTTCTCTGGAACTGGAGATGTAAAGGGATATGCCAAGTTTGAACTTCTGAACGGCTACAACGACTATCCGTTCGTGGTCACCCGCCTGAGCAACGACTCCAAGCGGATGTACGAGCTTCAGACGTTCTCCGACCTTCTGCGCGGCCCTCAGGATCAGGTGAAGGCTGAGCGTGACAGCCGCACCGACCGTAACAGCCTAGCCACCCTCCCCCCGATTCTTCATCCTCCGGGCAATGCCCCCTCGGACTATGGTCCGGGCAGGTACATCCCGATTCGGCGTGCCGGGGAAATTAGCTTTGGTCCCACCCCTCCGTACAATCCGGGCTCCGTGGAGATGGAGCGGACCATGATTGCGGCTGCTGACAAGATTGTTGGTCTGGCTGTGGACGATCCCCTCAGCCAAGTCCGCCAGCAGTACTTCGTAAACAAGTTCCTCTCCCATGCTCAGGATGTCATCAAGATGGCATTCAAGTGCTACCAGAGGTTCGGCCCTGATCAGGTGTTCTTCCGTGTCACTGGCGTGGCTGATCCCATGCACTTTGACAAGGGCAACCCTGACGAGGACTTCGACATCAAGATTAGTTTTGATGTGCTGAACAACGATCCTGACACGCAGGAAGCCCGCCTTGGTCAGTTTGTCAGCCTTCTCCAGTTGGACAAGAATGGCCGCATCAATGCGGACAGCCTGCTTGAGTCAATGGCTGCGGCGATTGACCCCATCATGGCCGACGCCATCCTCCAGCCTGCCGAGCAAGCCTCCCAGCAAGTGGTCAAGATGGTCACGGAAGACCTCTCCAAGATTTACGCTGGCATTGAGGTTGGGGCTCGTCCCAACGGTGCCCAGATTGCCCTACAGGTTGTCCAGCAGTATGCCCAACAGCCTGATGTCATGCAGCGTCTCCAGCAGGACGAATCGTTCAGGGCTCGTCTGGAGAAGTATGTTGGTCAGTATCAGTTTGCTCTCCAGCAGATGCAGAACGCTCAGATTGGTAAGATTGGTACTGCCCCCGCTCAGATGGGTCAGATGAGTACCCAGAATCTACAGCAGTAACTAACTCAAAACACGGGCCAAGTCACTGTGGCTCATGCAAAGAGCTTGTTCGTTGCTGATTCTTTTAACTCTAAATCCCCTTACTTCAGTAAGGAATTTATCCCTTCGTTTATCGTAACAAATCTGACTTGGGATGTTGTGGTATCCACCATCAACTTCAAGGCATAGTTTCTTACGCCTTTTGAGATAAAAATCTACGATGTAGTGGGTTGTTTGATTAAAGAATCCTTTTTGGAAACAAAACTCCTCACCCATTTGTTCCAAAAGCTGTTTGATGTAAAGTTCAGCTTTTGTTGGTCTTAAAACCAAGTCATTCCTCCTGATGGACAACAAGCTTTGGTTTTTAGGGTCTGTGTTTAATTTCATGCTTCAGGTAACGGGGGAGTGTGAGGGGGATTTTGAAAACGTGTAAAGCCTAAAGGCTTGACACTTACACGCTATTAGAAAACTTAATGAACAACATGAACTTATTTAATCGCAAGCACCCCCTTGAGGAGCAGATTAGGTTTCTGGGAGAGAGGGAGCAGTTCTTGGACCTTCTGGATTGGGTGGCTGCGGGACGTGAAGCCGCCATTGGTCAACTCCAGCGTGCCCCAGAAGGCCGTTTGCGTGAGATTAGCGGCAAGATTCAGGTGTATGACGAGATACTCTCCATGTGCGGCTACCAAGGGCTTCTAATGAAGCGGGCGGCGCGTATGGCGCAGGGCCTGCCTTCTTAGCCTGACAGGGTGTATACTGCGGGCTTCGCAATGCCCGTGGCGTAAAGACGGCACCCATAATGTCAAACGAAGTCCAAACGGCTAGCGCAGGAGCCGACCAAAATCCTGTGGTTAAAAACATATCAAATAGCGAACTCATCGCTAGGCGATATAAGGCCATGTCTGAGGCTATGAAGGCGAAAAATCCGCCCCAAGAGCCAAAGGAACAGCCTGTTGCTCAAAACGAGCCAGAGGAGCCGAAAGAGGAGGCGAAGCAAGAAGAGCCCTCGCCAAGTCCCGAAGCCGCTCAGCCCGTGGAAGAGCAGAAGGTTCTTTCAAAGGACGTTGATCTGGAAACTATGAGCGAGGCAGAGCTTAAAGAGCTTGCCCAGAAGCTCGGCAGCAAGGCTGTAGCCCGATTCGGGGAACTTACGGCCAAGCGCAAAGCTGCCGAAGAGCAACTGGCCGCACTTCAAGCTGAGCTAAGCAAGCGTGGTTCAAACCAGTTGGAGGCCAAGGTGAAGGACAACCCTTACGCCAATGTTGACAAGCCTGAAGAGCTTCAAGCTAAGTTTCAGGAAGTCACTGAGGTCATCGACTGGGCCGACGATTTGCTCGAAAAGGGCGAAGACCTAGGTGCTGATGATGTTCTGACAAACGTCAACGGCAAGGACTACACGAAGCGTGAAATCAAGGAGGCCCTGAGAAAGGCCCGTAAGGCCAAGGATGTCTACTTGCCCGATCAGGACAAGCAGATCAAATTGGCAAACGAGCGGGTTCAGTTTAAGCAAGCCCTCATTGACAGGGCTAAAACTGAGCTTCCTTGGCTCCAAGGAGAGGACAATGATGTCCGCAAGCAGTATGAGGCGATGCTTAGCGATGAGCGTCTCAAGAACATCGAAAAGATGCTTCCTGATGTTGCTCCGCAGCTTCCCTACCTGCTGGCCCATGCAGCGAATAGCCTGTATGCCCGTCGTCCCGTAGATAGCAAACCTACGTCACGACTCTCCCCGCCGTCTCCCGTGGTTAGCCAGTCAGCCGACTCCAATAAGCCCGAGACCCGTCAGTCGAAGGCCCTGAATGACCTTTCGTCCCGCTTCTCAAAGAGTGGGTCTTACAAGGACTTCAAAGCAATCCGTGCTCTTCAACATTCTAAAATCTAACTACAATGGCTTTTTCCAATACCTACAATGTCACGAACCCCGGTTCTGGCGTTTCCAACCGTGAAGACCTCACGGACGTTCTGACCATTCTGGCTCCCGAGGAGACCCCGGTCCTCTCGCTCGCCAACAAGAGCAAGGCCACCGCCACCTTCAATGAGTGGACTGTGGACGTGCTGGCTACCCCGTCCTCGACGGGTATTCAGGAAGGTGCGGACATCTCCAGCTACACTGACAAGTTCGCTGGCCGCGCTCGTCTGGGCAACTACATCCAACTGTTCCGCCGTGACTTCATGGTGAGCCAGCTTCAGCAGGCTGTTGAGTCGGTTGGACCGGCTCGTATTGCCGAGGCTGAGGCGAAGGCGATCCGCGAAACCAAGCGTGACATGGAAAAGACGCTGTGCGGCGATCAGGATCGTTCCGTTGAGGACGGTGCTTCGACCCGCTACGTCACCCGTGGCCTTGGCAACTGGCTCCAGAGCGCGGCTCCTGCCGACGTTCCGTCGAACTTCCGCACCCCGGCTGCTTCGATCCATGCGTCTGGCACCCTGACGGAGAATGCCTTCAACGGCCTCATCGCCTCCATCTTCACCCAGACGGGTACGGTGGATGCCCTGTCGCTCGTCGCTGGCACGACCCTGCGCCGCACCGTGTCGGGCTTTGCTCGTTCGGACAACAACACCAACGAGAACGTCTATCACGTCAACCAGATGGCGACGGACAAGGAGATCACCCTCTCGGTGAACACCTATGATTCCGACTTCGGCATCATCACGGTCATCAACGGCAATCCCGCCTGCTTGCCTGACTCGTCCCGTGGCTACATCCTCAACCCGAATTATGTCGGTGTTGCGGAACTGATGAGCCTCGGTTCGACCCGCGTGCCTGATCAGGGTGGCGGTCAGCGTGGGTTCGTGGACGGCGCGATTGCGCTTCAGGTCTTCAGCCCCCTTGCCCACGGCAAGATCACGGTGGTTTCCTGATTAGCCTAATCCCCTAACAAGAGCCCGTGTGGTACAATGCCGCACGGGCTTTTTTATGCAAATCATCACGGCACTCCCTAGGTATTCGGACGGTGAGATCGACCGAGCTTTGATTCGGGAAATCACGACCGGCATCAAGCTGAAACAGGCTTGGGAGGGAGAGCGTGAGAAGATTTGCGCCCAGCACGCCGAGAAGATTAAGGA